TGCCACTAGAAAATGGGACGCTACATTAACCCTTACACCAGGGGCAACACAGAATTTAGACATCAACGGGGGAAATTTCTAAATGGCAAGTATTATCAGGATCAAAAGATCCTCGGGTACTAACAAACCTTCTAGTCTAAATTGGGGTGAATTAGCATACGTAACAGGTATTGGAAGTTACGGCGGACTTAATCAATATAAAGATAGAGTTTATGTTGGTGATGATGGAAATAATGTAAATCCAGTAGGTGGATATTATTATACCTCCATGATGGAGCACCAACCAGGCAATATTGCCGGTGTTTCAAATACAAGAAATAGTGATGGTGGTATAGTCGCTGTTCTTGACAGCAATAGAAAAGTAGATCAGTGGAACGTAGATAACTTACGTCTTGATGGTAATACTATTTTATCAACTAATACTGATGGTGATATTGTTTTAGATCCAAATGGAACAGGTGAAGTTAATATTGTTGATGATAATTATCTAAGTTTTGGTAATGATAAAGATGTAAAACTTCGCTATGATGAAGCAACTGATAATAGATTTGAAATTGAAGGCGCCGATTGGGCATTTGCTGATGGAGTAGCAATTAATATTGGTGATGTAACCGAATCCACCAATAAGGACAACGGTGCTCTTGTAGTTGAGGGTGGTGTTGGAATTGAAAAAAATCTTAATGTTGGTGGATCAATAACCATTAATGGAACATCAATATTTGACTCCGTTAAAATTGAAAATAATGTAATATCAACATTACCTGGTAGTGGCGATATCCTATACATTGATCCATATCCTGATGGGTTAAGTGGTGATGGAACAGTTGTTATTAAAGGTAATCTTCACGTTGATGGAACAACTACTTCTGTAAATTCAACTGTTTTATCAATTAATGACCCAATAATTGTTATTGGTGACGTAACTAGCACTAGAACTGTTATGTCGCCAGTGGCATCTGGCGTTTCGACAATTACCATTGATTCCGTAGTTGGTATCAATACCGGAGATATTATTCAGGGTAGTGCCTCATTACCCAATAGTGGTATAACAACTATTACAGCATATAATAGTACCACAAAAATCATTACGATTCAAGGAACTACAACTGCTGGAATTACTACAACTACACAATTAACAATTACACACGCATTTGATACTAATACTGATCGTGGTGTTGCTTTTGATTATAATACAGGTGTAGGCACAGCAAACAATAAGACTGGATTTTTTGGTTATATTGATGGTACAAATGTTGGTAGTGCTGCAACAGCAAGATCATGGACTTACATTCCAGACGCTACAATTACATCTCCTGGAAATGTAACTGGAACAAGAGGATATCTTGATGTTAAGGGTATTTACTACCAAACTGGTGATTTTAATACTCACGGTGTTGTATATTTTGATTCTGATGGACTGCAAACTTCAACAAATAATCCAGCATCACCAGTAATTACATCTAAGCAGGTATTAACTGCTATCACAAAAATTACATTATCATTACCATCTTCAATCTCAGTAACTGTTGGGGATATCATTAAACAAGATACTAGTAGTGCCTATGGTATCGTTGAAACTGGTGGAACACTATCTTCTATTAGTCTCATAGGTGTTGAAGGTACATTTACAAATACTGATAATATTCGGAAGGAAGGAAATAATGGATCGATCCAAAATCTTTCCATAGTACCCTCAACAGTTTCAACCATATATACTAATAAGCCACACTGGACATCAACTCTTGACGGGGGAACTTTTTGATTTATGACAAGAGATAGTGAAGTTGATATTAATGTTTTAGTGCGTTTATATAATCAAAAATTAGCAGCACTAACAAATCAAAATATATTGCTAGAAGCAAAGTTGCAAACATTATCAGATGATTTTGCCCAAGAAAAAAATGAACTTTTAGCAGCAAATCTTGAACTTCAAAATAAATATGATGAACTGAAAAAGTCCAAAAAATCTGAAGCGTAAGGAAAATGGCAAAACCAGCAAGTAGGCAAGAACTGATTGATTACTGTCTAAGGCGTCTAGGAGCGCCTGTGCTGGAAATTAACGTTGACGATGACCAAATAGACGATTTAGTTGACGATGCCCTTCAATACTTCAATGAGCGCCACTTTGATGGTGTTGAGAGAATGTATTTGAAGTATCAAATAACTCAAGAAGATATTGATAGAGGATCTGCAAAAGGAAAAAATGCTGTTGGAATTGTTACTACAACTGGAACATCTAATGTAACTGGATATGGTTCAACAACATTTAATTTCTATGAGACATCAAACTATATCCAAGTCCCAGATTCAATTATAGGTGTTGAAAAGATATTTAAGTTTGATACTAGTTCCATTTCAGGTGGAATGTTTAGTATCAAATATCAACTATTTTTGAATGATTTATATTATTTTAACTCGGTGGAACTTTTGCAATATGCTATGGTAAAGAGTTATCTTGAAGATATTGATTTTCTATTAACTACTGATAAGCAGGTTAGATTTAATAAGAGACAGAACAGATTATATCTTGATATTGATTGGGGAGCCCAATCAGCTGGAAATTTTATGGTTTTGGATTGTTATAGAATTCTAGATCCAAATACTTTCACAAATGTCTATAATGACAGTTTTTTAAAGAGATATCTTACTGCATTAATTAAGAGACAATGGGGTCAAAATCTAATTAAGTTTAGAGGAGTTAAACTACCTGGTGGAATTGAATTTAATGGTAGGGAAATTTATGAAGATGCGGAAAGAGAATTGGATGAGATAAGTAAGAGAATGTCAATGGATTACGAACTTCCACCATACGACTTTATTGGATAATGGCACTTAATCCATTTTTCTTACAAGGAACGTCATCCGAACAAAGACTAGTTCAGGATTTAATAAACGAACATCTTAGGATGTATGGTGTTGAAGTCGTTTATATACCAAGAAAGTTCGTAAATAAAAAAACAATTATAGAGGAAGTTCAATCTTCTAGGTTTGATGATAATTTTGCTATTGAAGCATATGTAAACTCATATGATGGATATTCTGGTGCTGGAGATATTCTTACAAAGTTTGGAATGAGTCTTAGAGATGAACTATTAATTACAATATCAAAAGAAAGATTTGAAGACTTTATTGCTCCTTTTTTGGGAGCATTGGATGATGGAAGTGGTGAAGGTGAAATTATTTTATCAACTAGACCAAGAGAAGGAGATTTGATATATTTTCCTCTTGGGCAAAGAATTTTTGAAGTTAAGTTTGTTGAGCACGAAAATCCTTTTTACCAATTAGGTAAGAACTATGTTTATGAATTGAAATGCGAACTATTTGAATACGAAGACGAAATTATTGATACATCTATTGAAGAGATTGATACACAAGTTCAGGAAGAAGGTTACATTACCACATTACAATTAATTGGTATTGGTAGAACTGCTACTGCATCCGCCACAATTAATACTGGATATGTTAGAGAAATTTTCCTTAACAATGATGGATACGCATACACTTCTAATCCAGTTGTTGCAATATCTAGTTCTCCAACTGGTCAAATTGGTGACAATGCAACGGCAGTTGCGATAACTTCTGTTAGAAACGGGGTTAGGTCAGTTGAAAGAATTTATTTAACAAATGCTGGTGCCGGGTACAGCACTCCACCAACCATAACAATTATTGGTGGTGGAGGAGCAGGTGCTGCTGCTACTTGTTCAATTGAAACCACATACAATGGAGTAATTAGATTTACTATTACTGACGGTGGAGTTGGGTATGGTACTGCCCCAATTATTACAATCTCTGCACCAAGTCAAACAGGAATAGGACAAACTGCTGTTGGAATTTCTTCTATTGGATTGGTTGGATCTGATATCGTAGTTCGTTCAGTATACGTTGCAAATCCAGGAATAGGATATACATCAAACCCAACTGTGGTGATTGCAAATCCAGAGACACTTACAGGTATTGGAACTTACTTATTCAATGAAATTGTTAGAGGTTCAAGATCTCAGACAAGAGCAAGAGTTAAGAATTGGGATCAGGACACCAAAATTCTTAAAATTTCAAATGTTGGTATTGGAGAAACTCAATCCGCATTTTTACCAGGAGAAACAATTATTGGTACAGAGTCTGGGGCACTATATAGTGTTCAAAGATATGATCAAATGGATACATACGATAAATATAGTCAAAATGATGAGATTGAAGCAGAAGCAGATCTCATTTTAGACTTTTCAGAATCAAATCCATTTGGTACTTATTAATGTTAGGAACATATTATTATCACGAAATTATAAGAAAGACTATAATAGCTTTCGGAACATTATTTAATCAAATTCATATTCGCCATACTGATCAAGGTGGTAATAATATAAGTGATATGAGAGTTCCTATTGCATATGGACCAAGACAAAAATTCCTTGCAAGAATCCAACAGCAACCTGAATTAAATAAGGCAACTCAGATTTCATTACCAAGAATGTCATTTGAGATGACTTCTATTCAATATGATCCAACTAGAAAGTCAAGTGTAGTTCAAACATTCAAGACTTGTGATGTTAATGGCAATGTAAAAAAAGTTTTTATGCCAGTTCCTTATAATATTGGATTTGAACTGAACATTCTAACTAAATTAAATGATGATGCTCTACAAATTATTGAGCAAATTTTACCATATTTTCAACCAGGATTTAATGTTACCATAGATATGGTTGAATCTATCGGGGAAAAAAGAGATGTTCCAATGGTTCTGGAAAGTATAAATTTTCAGGATGATTATGAAGGAGACTTTTCAACAAGAAGAGCACTTATATACACTTTAACATTTACAGCAAAAACATATCTGTTTGGTCCTGTTGCCGATAGCACCGATGGTCTGATTCGCAAGATTCAGGTTGATATGTATACAAATACTGATGTTGAAAATGCTAAGAGAGAACTAAGATATACATTACGCCCAATTCCACCAGATGCAAATCCAGATGATAATTTTGGATTTGATGAGACGTGGGAATTCTTCGATGATTCGAAAGAGTATAGTCCAACACGTAAAATAGATGTTTGATAGATTATGTCAGAAAATTATGATAGCATCGATAACGCTTTAAATATCAAAAGTGAAATCGTTAGCGTAGAAAAAGAAACTCCTATTGTCAAAGTAGAATCATCTAATGATGGTGATATCAGAAAAGATTATGAATACACAAGAGCAAATCTATATTCTCTTATAGAAAAGGGGCAAGAGGCAATCAATGGAATAATGGAACTTGCTGCGGAAAGTGATCAACCAAGAGCATATGAAGTTGCCGGTCAACTTATTAAAAGTGTTGGTGATGTAACTGATAAACTTATCGATTTGCAGAAGAAACTTAAAGATGTTGAAGAAGATGTTGTAAAAACAACAAGCAATGTCACAAATAATGCCGTGTTTGTAGGATCAACTTCCGAGTTGTCTAAACTCCTGAAACAAGGTTTTCTAAATAATAAAGAGTAAACTTTTAAGGTATATGAGTTGGTCTAAGGATTATAAAAAATCAATAGACTGTAAAAACCCAAATGGGTTTTCTCAAAAGGCACATTGTGCTGCCAGAAAGAAAAGACAAAGAGGCGAAGAGACTAAATCAATGTCACCATTCAACGAAGATGTGCAAAGTGTAAAGAAGATTAAGTTCTCTAAATTTACACACAAAACTCCCCACCTAAAAGGTAGTCAGCACGTATTAGATCCAAATGTGGATTTGAAACAATTAGTTCATCACGCAACTGTTCAGTATCTTGATCGTGATGCTGATGGTGATATTGATGTATATGATGCCGCCAGTAAAAAGACACCAGACGAGAATGTTATGAGTGCTCCTGGTGAAGCACAAAAAAGATCTCTTAAACTGATTGCTAAACAAAAAGGAGAAATGCTGCACACAAAAAGAGGTTCGGCATTTGAAGGTGTTGAAATGAAATACTGCAAACTTTGTAGAAAAATGGAGGCAAGAGAGATCACGAGTATTCAATGGCTCGTTCAGAACTCTCTACCATTGTTAATGGTGCAAAAAGACTTCAGAAAAAAATGAAGAAGGGTGAAGGTGAGATTGAGGCTTGGGTTCAATCAAAAATCACAAAGGCGGCAGACTATATTGATTCAGCAGCAGATTATGTTGATAGTGGTGAAATGAATAAAGAAGAAGTAGAGATATTGGAAGGAAAGAGAGATGGTAAATCTGCAAAGGATCCTGGTTATTCTTTAAAGGATTGGTTCAAAGGTGGCGGATGGGTTCAGGCAGGTGGTAAGTATGATGGAAAACCTTGCGCCAAGCAACCTGGACAGAAGACCAAACCATTCTGTCGGGATGCCGATGATAGAGCATCGATGAGTAAAGAAGAAAGAAATAGAAGAGCAGCAAAAAAACGTAAAGAAGATCCAAATCCAAATAGAAGTGGAAAAGCAAATTTTGTAACTGCTGAACAAGTTGATGCTAAGAAGTATGGAGGTCCAGATAAACTTCTCCAAAGATTAATACCAAAAGGAGAAAAAATTATTCCATCAACTCCTAAAAAATCGGCAAATGTTGATAAAGCACATTTTGAACCACAAGGTCAACAACTCGATGAATTGTGGGGAAAAGTTGCTCTTGGTGCAGGAGCAGCATTTATTCCATATCTCTTGAAAAAATTTGCGAAACCTGCTGTTGATAAAGCAATTGATGCGCCAGCAACTGGATCTGGAACTTTAGTTGATAAGTTAAAGCAAAAAAGAGATACCATCAATCAGATGAATTCTTATGAATTGCAAGGTGAAGTCATTGATGAAGCAGGCAAAAAATGCTGGAAAGGATATAAGAAAGCAGGAACTCAAACACTCTTTGGAAAAACTTATAATCGTTGCGTAAAAGAAGAAGTTTGTCCTGTTTGTGGATATGATCCTTGCGAATGTTTAGAAGGATCTCTTCAAGAGAAAAAGGATGCTTGCTATCATAAAGTAAAGTCACGATATAAAGTTTGGCCAAGTGCATATGCATCTGGTGCATTAGTTAAGTGTCGTAAAGTTGGGGCAGATAGTTGGGGAACTAAATCAGAAGGATTTTCTGATTGGAGAAGTGAACTCGGATTAAATGAAGACTGGCAGAAAGTTAATCGTCAAGATAAGACTGATGGATTAAGCCAAAAAGCAGTAAATGCTTATCGTCGTGAGAATCCAGGTTCAAAACTTCAAACTGCGGTAACTGAAAAGAAACCAAAAGGTAAAAGAGCAAAGCGTCGTGCTAACTTCTGCCGACGTATGAAGGGGATGAAGTCTAAACTGACTTCTACAAAAACTGCAAGGGCTTTCTAAGAATGAATTAGCAGAACAACTTCAAGGAAAATATCCTGGTGCTGTTGTTCATAACATTTATCCTACAATATCAAGTTCTTTAAATATTAAAAGTTCGCAAAGGTATAGACCAGAAAGATTATCGTGGAGTGATTAATGGCTCAGTGGAATAAGAAAACCCAGGACTTTCTAGATCAAGAAAGAAGTCTCTTTGAGGTTTTTAATATCGCAGATCATTGGGGAAACCAGACGGACTGGAGACCTCAATTTACTAATAACAATCGTCTAAAAATTGCCCCATTCCAAACAGTCTTCTTCAACACTTTCCAGTATGGCAAAGAGACTGATGTATGGGATGAGAGAGTAGTTGGAGTTGGAACTGCAACTCATAATGTAGCATCAAGCAATATCATAATGGAAGTTGGTTCTACTGCTGGAAGTAAAGTCATTCGTCAAACCAAACAGGTAATGAGATACATTCCTGGCAGAGGTGCAACTCTCGCATTTGCAATTCGTCTTGATACCCCACAAGTCGGTATTCGTAGAAGATTTGGATTGTTTGACGATTATAATGGTGCCTACTTTGAGGATGATGGAGGAACATATTCATATGTAATTCGCAGCAGCACATCAGGAATTGTTACAGAAAGAAGAGTAACCAGAGAAGATTGGAATGGTGAAAAGTTTGATGGTAATGGGTACACAGGAGTGACTGCTGACGCAACAAAACAACAGATGATTTCCATCAACTATGAATGGTATGGTGCGGGTATCGTTCAGTTCAATTGGTTGATGAAGAATGAAACCATTCATAGTCATACTTTTGATAACTCAAATACTAATGATAAAGTTTGGTGTTCTACTCCATTTTTACCAATCAGAGTTGAAATAGAAAATGTAACAGGTGTTGCAGGAACTCATTACATCTATCAAGGTTCCAATTCTCTTATTCAGGAAGGAGAACCAGAAAAACTTGGAACACTTGTAAGTATCGCAAATCCCATTACAGGGACAACGATGACTTCTGCAAATACATTTTATCCAATTGTAAGTATTCGTTTAAAATCTACACAA